TTTATCACACCGTTAAAAACCGTCTTGATATCTTCCCAGGCTTTTTTTAAGTCTTTAAAGAAATTTTCAAGAGTCTTTTTAAGTGTGTTAAAGCCTTTTGTCCAGTCTATGTTAAAAGTTCCTTTGAAAAAATCAAGGAAAGGCTGGAACACATTTTTTTTGATATTTTCAAAAATAGCCTTTGCTATTGTGCGAAATCCATCTAAGATTTCTCTGATGCCTTTCCAACATTTGTCAAAATCTCCTGTGAAAGCGCCTGTACAAAAGTCAAGAAAACCACCCAAAATATCAGTTATTCCTTTGAATACATCTCCTGTAAGAGCTAAAAAATCAAGAAAAGAATCCCCTAGCCCCTTTATGATTGGTGCGATAACCGGCATGATGTTATTAATTATCCATTCAATCAGCGGAACCAGTAAAGTCTCCCACAGAGCCTGCAGATTTTCAAACAATTTCCCAAGCAGTTCCAATAGTCCATTTATCGCTGGCTGTATATGTTCCTGCCATACTACGCTGAACTTATCTGCCAGATAGTCCAAGATTGGAGATATGTAGGTATTCCAGGCATCTAAAAAAGTTCCAAGAATATCCGATATGCCCTGAGTAATAGAGTCGATAAATGGTTTGAAATACTCATCATATACCTGATTAAGTTTAGCAAAACTGTCTGTTACGCTTTGTGCAAGAGTATCCAAAATCGTTCTGCATTGTCTTAGTAGATTTTCAAAGGTTTCCTTAATCTTATCTACATTCTGGATAATCGGTGTCACACAGAGTCCATAAAAATCGCGCACGAATTTAGTGGCCAGATCCATAGCTCCAAGAAATCCATCTGCAAATATCTGTATGATATCTCCAGTAATAGCTTTTGCGTCATCTCCGGAGAATATATCAAAAATATCTGCGATTGCAACTGCAAAATCTCCTTGAAGTTTTGCCAACTCCCCAGTTGCGTCAAAAATTGAAACAAGTCTTTCTTTTATATAATCTTTACTTTTTGAAAGATATTTATCAATTCCACCAATCAGATTATCTGCAATTGTCAGTCCGATTCTAAATGCTGCGCCTGCTCTCTTTCCCCAGGAAAGAACGATATTATCCAGACATCGGTTTGCCGCCGATACAACTTTGGGATCCGTAAAAATTTCTATCAGATTCTTTTTAATGTTCTTTAAACTTTTATTAATGGAATCAATCTTTTTTTCTGAATCGCCAAATCCTATCTGAAATCCTTTTTTAAATAATCCCGCCAGTTCCTTAGCTCTTTTAAGAAGTTTATTAAGGCTTTTATTTGTTTTATCTATTACATTATCGCCTTCTGCAAGATTCCCAAAATCAACGGAATCACCTAAACTGCCTGTTCCAGCCCCTTTTTTATTATTGGTCGTGGTATCTGTTTTTTTATCCAGCTTATTAATCTGGTCGAATCCCATGAGGGATCTCAACTGTTTTGCAGCTTTTTTGGCGGCTGATCCTACATTATTTGTAGACTTGCTAAGATCATCTGCTGCCCCTGAGGCATTTTCAAGACCATCTTCTGCATCACCTGCCGTATTTGCCAAGTCTGATACAGGAGAAGCTACTGTACTTGATCCGCTGGACTTTTGCCCGGTTATCAGCTCTGTGAAGCTCTTGAATGCATTTGCCAATGTAGCAAGTTTTCCGATTAACGTATTAACTGTCTTGATAATTGGCGTAAACAGATTTATCAGTCCCTGTCCAATTGAGGCTTTCAGGGAATCAAACTGCAGTTGCAAAATACGTACCTGGTTTGCCCAGCTTCCAGAGGTTCTTGCAAAATCTCCTTGTGCTGCTAACAGCTGGTCCTGTACAAACGCATAGCGCAGAGCTACCTTTTCAGCTTCTGTCATCTTGGAAGTGGTCTTTCCAAAACCATTCGCCATTGCGTAACTGTCAAGGGCTGTCTGAGTCATTACGACTCCCAAATCTTTCAGGGACTCTGTTTCTCCGGTAAATACTGACTTGATCTTCGTATAAGCCTCATCCTGACTCAAATTATAGAAGGAAGCCACATCTCCTGCCAAACCGGTCAGTGTGGTGCCCATCTCATATGCCTGTTTCTCCGTGAAGCCAAAAGCCTTTGCCATTGCTCCAAAAGTACCTGTGTACCGCTTTGCCATAGTCTCTGACAACCCAAAGCTCTGCGCCGCACTTTTGGCAAATTCATCCACCTGCGCAGTCATATTGGGGAATGTAACGTCTACAACGTTCTGAACTTCTGCCAGATCAGAGCCAAGTTCCAGGCATTTCTTTCCAAAATCCACAATTTTGCTCACCGCAAACGCACCAGCTAATGCAGCACCAGCTTTTTTCGCGAGACCTGTGATTCCGGACATCTGAGACATGAACTGGTTTTGATTTACTACCAGATCAAGTCCGATTTCGCCTATACTTGCAGCCATTTACTCACCTCCCAGTCCAGCCATACGCAAGAATCCCATTTTCATTGCATTCAACTGTGCATTCATCTGTTCTTTCGATATGTTATCGGCTATAAATTTTGCATGTCTGCCCTGCCATTCACTCCGGATCCTTTTCTCTTCCGGAGTAAAATGTTCAAGGATTTCCTTTCTATCCTCTGACCGGATAGAAACGATACGTCCCAATGCCGTATCCGGTCCTATTCCGATCATAAGATCTTTAAATTCATCCCACTGCATATCGTGTATCTCGTTTCTCAATCTCAGCCCATACTGCGATTGAAAAGATGATACGATCAGCCCGTAATCATCTATCAGGTCGTAGTATGGGTCTTCTCTTCCCCCTCATCTTCTTCCCCTGTGATCAGTTTCTGGGCCTCCATAACAACTACTGTCAGGTCTTTAAAGCTCAGCTTCATCTTTTCGACTTTTTCTCTGCTTTCTTCAGGGAACATCAGCTCATACAGATCGAGGATGTCTTTTGCAGTGGCATTATCTTCATTGAATTCTGCGTATTTTCCCATGATCTTAAGCATGGTGGAAGCGTCTGCATTTACTTCCAACTCTACGTTATTAATTACTAAGGAGGGATTCCCTCCCATTTCCAGTTTTTCTGTGATATCTACTTTTCTTCCCATCGTTCTCTCCTTATAATGCCGGCGTTACGGTTGGTTTTCCGTTACTGATCGCATTAAATTCCAGTGCTCCTACATTTGTGGACTCTCCACCTGCAACGTTCTTTACATCAAAGATTGCTGCTGTCCAGGAAACAGACGTGCCATCCGGCATTTCCCATTCAAAATACCCTTCTGCATCATGTCCGTTCTTGAACGCCTTACCTGCCACAAAATCATTTCCCGTGTCTCCGATATTTCTTTTTCCTGAAAGAGAGATTTTAATTGCTTTCGCT